TATAATGCATAGAGTGTCATTATATACACACTTTTTTTTCGTACCAAATCGTTTACTTTGGGACAACTGGGAAGATTTTATAACAGGTGGAGAAGATGGTCAAGACACCTCAGTATTTCCTTTTATAAATGCTAATTCTCATCCAGGATCGTTATCCGACTATTTAGGAGTACCGTCTTCTAATGAAGAAGATGTGCCAGTATCTGCAATACCTTTTTCTGGATATGCATTAATATACAATGAATATTATAGAGATCAAAACTTGATTGAACCAATACCGTATAAGTTAGATGATGGAGATAACGACGATAAATGGGATGACCTTAGTAACATAAAGAGGAGAGCCTGGCAACACGATTACTTTACTTCTGCATTACCTTGGACCCAAAAGGGACCAGAAGCAACTTTGCCACTTGGTACAGAAGCACCTATTCTTTTTGATTTACCAAATTCTAACATTGCCGATACAGTAACTAAAGCAGATGGTTCTGGTTTCGATTTACTTACTTCTTTCTATGGCGATGGTTTTGGCCATCTTTATGCTTCAGGTAATGACCCTGACCAACAAGTATCAATTGATAATTCTAAATCTCTAAAAGCAGACCTTTCTCAAGCAACAGCAGCAACGATTAATGACCTTAGAACTGCTTTCAAATTACAAGAATGGTTAGAAAAGAATGCTAGAGGAGGTAGTAGATATGTTGAATCTATTCTTTCGCACTTTGGTGTAAAATCTTCAGACGCTAGATTGCAAAGACCAGAATTTTTAGGAGGAGGTTCTGCTCCAGTCGTTATATCAGAGGTCTTGCAGACTTCAGACAATTCAAGTGATACGACCCCACAGGGAAATATGGCAGGTCACGGAATTTCCGTAGGAGCGTCAAATTCGGTAAGTAAATATGTTGAAGAACACGGGTATATAATAGGTTTAATGACAGTTATGCCTAAATCGGCATATCAACAAGGAATTCCTAAGCACTTTAAAAAATTCAATAAATTTGATTACGGATGGCCCTCTTTCGCTCACCTTGGAGAACAACCTATATATAATTATGAGTTATACAGTGACCCTAATGACGATGCTGATGATGAAATATTTGGATATATCCCTAGATACGCTGAATATAAATATGCGCCAGATACTGTGCACGGAGAGTTTAAAACTACATTAGACTTCTGGCATATGGGTAGAAAGTTTGCCAACAGACCTAAATTAAATAGAGATTTTATAGAAATGAATTCTAATGAAGTGAATAGAATATTCGCTGTATCAGAAGCAGAGCAATTATATGTTCATATGTTCCACAAAATCAAAGCAAAAAGAAAATTACCATATTTTGGTACTCCTAGAATTTAACCTTTAAATATAATTATATGGCTTACAGAAAACGAAGACGCACCTTAAGTAGAAAAAGAAGATTTTATTCTTCTAAAAAAAGACGCGGAAAAGGACGAAGATATAAATCATATCGTCTTTCTAGAGGCGGAATAAGACTTTAAAAATGTGCATTACACCAATTACATTACAAAGGAATTATAAATCCCTCAATAAAAGTGATATAAATCACTTTACTAATGTAGTTCCCTGCGGCAAGTGTTTCCAATGTCTGAGCAGACGCTCAGAACATTGGGCTTTCCGTATTGAAAATGAAATGAAAGAATGCTATTCCGTGGTTTTTTTGACTTTAACATATGAAGAGCAACCTTTAAGTAATAATGGTTACCCAACTCTTGTTAAAAAGGATTTTCAAAATTTTATGAAAAGGTTACGAAAAAGAATGCCACAATCTAATCCTAAGTTGAAATATTACGCTTGTGGGGAATATGGTACGCAGACGCAACGACCTCATTATCACGCAATTATGTTTAATCTACCTCAGTCATACATTCAAAGAGAAAATAAAATTCGAGAAACTTGGAATAACGGAAATATAGATTTACGCCCTTGCAATATTGCAAGGATTAAATATGTTACAAAGTATATTACTAAAGGTTTTTGGAAAAAACATAAAGATAAGATTGATTATGAGACTGGAGAGATTATAGTAGATGATAGAATTCCCGAATTTTCATTAATGAGTAAAAACCTCGGATTAAATTATCTAAAAAAAAATGTCGTTAAGAATCATAAGGATAATCTTCAAGGTCACGTCGTTAGAGCAGGAGGTATCATTCAATCATTACCCAGATATTACAGAGATAAATTATTTAATCGTCAAGAAAAAAAGGTAATTGCCGAAGCATTTTTACTTAATAGAAAAGAAAAATTTAAATCACATAAATTAGAAGTACAATGGAAAAAACAAAAGATAAAAGAGGTAAAACTCCAAAACAAATTGAAACGAAACCAAATCTAAAATCGCAATTTAATCCTAATTATAAAGGAGTATATTTTGATAATACTCCAGGAAAAAAGATTACTCAACCGGATCAATCTTTAACGATTGAGGAGTTACTTAGAAATCACACTAGAGGCATAGGTGTGGACCAACATTATAGAAATGGTGAATTTTTCGAAGATGTGGAAATTCCACGATTTACAGATTTAACTGATATTGAAAATCACAAAAACGAATTAATAAAGCAAAAAGAAGATTTAGACCAAATCATAAAAGAGGAAAAGAAAGCAAATAAAGCGCTTAGAGAAAAGAAAATACGCGAGAAGCAGCAAAGTACCAAAGCAAAGGAAAAAACGCCAGAAACCCCGCCTAAAACCTCTGAGAGTACTCAATCATCAGAAGGTTAATAATAAAACTATCAAAAAACAAGAGGAAGTTAACTTCCTCTTTTTTTTGATATAAAGCGAAGCGCCTCCCGCGAATTCTTGGAGCAAAAAAAGCACTAATACCTACTTGATATATTAGTGCTAATTGACACCAAACTGACAATCAATAAGTTAGATAATGTTTGCACAAGGTAACGAAGTGAACGACAGCAAACCACTAACTAACTTAAAATCAGTCAGTTAGTCAATATATTGAAAAATTAAAAAAATTTTTCTATCTTTGGACCATTATTAATCCATAAAAAAAATAAAACAATGGGAACAACAACAAAAAATGAGTTAAAAACTGAAAAGCAAAAACAATTAGAGGAACAATTAATCAATAAAGCAACGCTATTTGCTTTAGATATTCAACAGTCATTACAAATGATACAATTTAGATTAATCTCTTTTCAAGATTTTGCTAAATCAGTTGAAACACTATCGAGTAACTACCTTAATGATGTAACTCTATTACATTCTCAACATGCTACAAACTAGACAGTTAACTGCGCAAGAAACCCACGACGTCATTAATTTTGTCGCGGGAATAATACAAGAGCAAAAAAATGAGTTAGAATATGTTAGAAGGTTCAGACCTAACGCAAAACCAACTACTTCTAGTAGATTAACTAAGAAGTTATATAATCAATTAACGCAATATAAAATAGAATTATAATTATGCCAATACCAGCAATAGCAGCAGCAGCAGGGATATCAGCCTTAGGTTCTATTGCTTCCTCCATTTTTGGTAACTCTGGAAGACGTAGAGCAGAAGCGAGAGCACATCAACGTAATGTACAATTTTGGAATATGCAAAATTCCTACAATCACCCATCCGCTCAAATGGCAAGACTTCGAGAAGCAGGATTAAATCCAAATATGATTTACGGTACATCTCCAACTTCAGCGGTTGGACAAGCAGGAAAAGTTGATAGTGTACAACCTGCTAAATTTGAATTTGGAAATCCGTTAGCAAATATCAATGATTTTGCCAATTTTAAACAGTCTTCTGCGCAAACAGATAACTTGAAAGCGCAGAATGATTTGATACTCCAAGAGACCGCACTTAAAGGCGCACAGACCGCTGAAACTGCTCAACGAGGAGCAAAAACAAAAGTAGAAGCAGAACTTGCCCAGGAACTAAAAGAAACCTCTTTGCAAGCAGGAAAAGAAAATTTGCGCCAATTAGAAGCAAGAACATTACAAATTGATTTAGATAATCAATTTAAGTCGCAAGTGATGAAAGATCAAATCAAGGAAATTTTTTATAGAGCAGAAAACGCAAAGCAAACCTTAAGAGGTATAAAGTTAAGTAATGAATTAAAGGTCCTAGAAAAAGATTTAAGATCCATAGGTATAGAAAGAAACGACCCATGGTATTTTAGAGTTCTTGGACGAGGATATAATCAATTAAAACAGTAAATTATGTCAATATTTTCACACGTTAAATCAAACCGAGTAAAATCAAACACATTTGATTTATCTCATGAAAGGAAATTTTCTATGAAATTTGGAGAAATAACCCCTATTTTAGTACAAGAATGTATTCCTGGAGATAAATTTCACATTAGCACATCTCAGATGTTAAGATTCGCACCTATGATAGCACCTATAATGCATAGAGTGTCATTATATACACACTTTTTTTTCGTACCAAATCGTTTACTTTGGGACAACTGGGAAGATTTTATAACAGGTGGAGAAGATGGTCAAGACACCTCAGTATTTCCTTTTATAAATGCTAATTCTCA